GGATAAGGCGCGACATTGGCGTGTCTGACGGGCCGACCGCGGAATGGCGGCAACATCACGATGCGCTGGTTGAAGACCGCGATGTGAAAGGCACGAAGGGCATTCGCGCGCTATCCCAAAACGCATTTGACAGATATTACCGCCGCACAGAATTGGCCGCGGACAAAAAAGAGAATATGCGGCTGTACATGGCCGGCGAGAGATTGCGCGCGGACTGGGAGCGGGCTGGGCTGGACACGCGCGCTCGACAATCGTTTGAACGTCAGTCAGCCGGCAGCGTCGAGGAGTTTTCTGCGGCTCGGGTTGATGCCCATCGCCGGGTTCAGGAGGCCATGGTGGTGCTCGGTCCAACGCGGAATGTGGTCGTTAATGCGGCGGTCTATGGGGAGCGTGTGGGCAGATCTAAAATGGAAATGTTACGGGCGGGCTTGAGCGACTTGGGAGATATGTATTTTGGGCGGCGGTAGGGGCGGCGAGGACCGTGTCATTCCCCTATAATAAGGTCTCTATAGGGAAAAGACACGGTCCTCGCGGGTGGCAATTATAAAAGGGAGGAAATGCAAACCGCATTAATTCCTTTTCATGCGGCTTGACAATTGGCGGCGCCTGGGCGTAACGTCTTTTTCAAGTTTGATTCTTGCGCCAGTATGAATTCGCGCACCCATGAAATCAGCCAAAAACATCAAAAAACGTGGCAATCCTGTCGCTCGATCCCTGCGGTCGCGGCATTTGCGTGCGCGGATTGTTCGTAGTCGTATGATTTATTCTAGGAAGGGGCGGGATATCGATGCCTGATTTGGGATTGCCAAAGCATTCGAACCAGCGCCTGACCGCCAAGCAAGAAGACTTTTGCCGCAAGTTCATGGAACTGAAATCGGCGAGCGCCGCATACCGGTCTGCGTATTCGGCAGAAAACAGCAAAAAAGAGACGGTTCACCGCTGCGCAACGGCGCTGCTGGATAACCCCAAGGTTGCCGCACGTCTCGACGAATTGCGTGCCCAGGCCGACAAGCACGTTGAAATCACCCTCGGCGAGGTATCGGGAGCGCTGCGCGAAGCACTAACAATGGCGCTGGAACGGGGGCAAACTGGCTCTGCCGTTGCCGCCGCGAATGGGCTGGCCAAGCTGGGCGGGCTGATCGTAGACCAGCAGCGCATCGAAAATGTTGACGCCAACGAGGCGCATCTGGAGGCCCTGCGCGAGCTTGCCGCGGCGCCAGCAGCGCCGGCCTCGCCGTCCCCAGCGCCTGCGCCGACAGCAGATCCTGTGCTTCCAGAGCCTGCGGAAGCGCCACATACGTTTGACATAACGCCGATTACCGAGGCTGTCGTAAAGCATTGATATTGCACCGCGAAACGGCATTATTTGTCATATTGCCCATTATCGGATGTTGGTAATATTTATTGTTGTTTAGTATCAATGGGTTACAGAGACGCGGCGTAATGACGCGATGCACAACGTAAGTTGTTCCCGCAATGGTAGTAATCCGGGTGCGCTGCAACAGGCGCTGACGCCATGGCATGGCACCTCGGACGCGGACGCTAGGATCTGTTTGGGGCGCCTTAGAGGCCCGTACAGAGGGAAGTCGGAAGTTTTGGCACCGGGGGCTAGGTTTTTGGCATTTTCCGCCTGGTGACGCTTACAGGGCCTTTTGAGACACCCCCCCCCTTGACCGAGGGGCCGGGGGCTTTTTATTGGAATACCACCCACGTCTATGTGACGCCAAAAAAATACGCCGCGAAAAAAAATTAGAAAATTAGAAAATTGGGGATTGTATGGCGGACCCAGCTACCCGTGCAGCAACAAAGGCCGTGTATGCAGAGTTCACCAACCGCTACAAGGATGCCCCCGTCGATTTCGCCAAAAACTGCCTCGATCTGGACCCCCTGGAGTGGCAGCGGGAAGTCATGCTGGCGGTCGCATTGGGCGACCGGCGCCTCTCCGTGCGCAGCGGCCATGGAGTCGGAAAATCGACCTGCGCAGCGGCCCTGATGATCTGGTATTTACTGACACGGCACCCGTGCAAAGTAATCACCACCGCACCCACCGCCAGCCAGCTTTACGACGCCCTGTTCGCCGAGTGCAAAAACCTGATGAAGCGCCTACCAGCGCCCATCGCAAAGCTACTCGAAGCCACCAGCGACCGCGTGGTCCTAAAATCCAGCCCCACGGAAGCATTCATCTCCTGCCGCACCGCCAGCCGTGACCGCCCAGAAAGTCTCGCCGGCGTCCACAGCCAACACGTTTTGCTCGTCGCCGACGAAGCCAGCGGCATACCCGAAGAGGTCTTCGAATCCGGCGCCGGCAGCATGTCAACACACAACGCCACAACGCTACTTCTCGGCAACCCTGTACGCAACCGTGGGTTGTTTTACCGCACGCACCACGAATTGGCCGACTCTTGGAAAACCTGGCGCATATCGAGCGCCGACAGCCCCCTGGTAGCGCCTGACTTCCTGACCGACATGGCACAACGCTACGGCGAGGAGAGCAACGCCTACCGCGTCCGCGTACTGGGTGAATTCGCCCTGGACGACGGCGAAAGCCTGATCCAGCCGTCTCTGATCGAGGCGGCCATTGCGCGCGACGTTGACGCGGTCGAAACGGCCCCATTGGTTTACGGCGTCGATGTGGCGCGCCACGGCAGCGACAAATCGGCCCTGGTTAAACGCCGCGGCAACGCCGTGGTCGGCATCAAGACATGGCGCCAACTCGACCTGATGCAACTTGTTGGTGCCATCGTGCACGAAATCGAACAGGAGGACGATCATGTTGAGGAAATATTGGTGGACGCCATTGGACTGGGCGCAGGGGTTGCTGATCGCTTGCAAGAATTGGGTCACCCGGTTGTGTCTGTCAACGTATCAGAAAGTTCGGCGATGCATCCCAGCGCGATGCGGTTGCGCGACGAGCTCTGGCTCCGGGCGAAAGAGTGGCTAGAGGCAAAAGATTGCACCTTGCCCGACAACGAAATGCTGGCGCAAGAACTGGTCGCCCCACGCTATGCATTTACGAGCAGCGGAAAAATGAAAATCGAATCGAAAGATGAAATGAAAAGGCGCGGCATCTCCAGCCCTGACGTGGCCGACGCATTTTGTCTCACCTTTGCCGGCATGGCGGCCATGGTCACCCGCGGCGCCATGTCCAAGCGCTGGAAGCAACCCATCGATTACCCATCTAGCGCCTGGATTGTGTGATGCCTGGGTTGTTAGACATCCCCCTGCGGGAAACGGATCTGCTGCCAATGGCGCGGCAACAACAATATAATCAGTATCTGCTGGACCCATTAAATGATGCGCCGATGGCCCCTATGGGGTTGCCTGTCGGCGAGGCGACTGCTGCTGGCCCGACGATCCGCAACTTGGCCCGCGAATACCTTGGCCGCGGCCACGGCGACCGAGTGGCTGATCTGGCAGAGTGGACGCCCGCCGCCGCCTTCGACACAGCATCGCAGGGGCTACTGGGCGGGCGCGATGTTGGTTCTTTGGAAATCGCGGGTGGCCTGCTCGACCTTGTACCGGGCCTTGGCAAAGGCGGTGCGTTGGCCTTGAAACTAGGCATGGCGATCCCGGCCTGGCACGGGACGCCGCATACGTTCAAGAAGTTTCTGATGGACAAAATCGGCACGGGCGAAGGCTCGCAGGCTTACGGGCATGGGCTGTATTTTGCAGGCAACAAAAGCGTTGCCCAAAACTACGCTGATAATGTTCACGACATGACGCGGATAACCGAAATCAATCAGGAATTGAGCAGGCTTGCTAAAGTTATTGAAAGCAATAGCGGCCCCGGTTACCGAAGTTTAAAAAACGACGCCGGGCGCGAAGCTGCAAAGCGTTATGACGAATTGATGGACGAGCGAACGGCTGTTCATTTTGCAGCAAAGGGCAACCTCTACAAAGTAAACCTATCCCCCGACGAACACCAACTGCTGGATTGGGACAAGCCGCTGTCGGAGCAGAGTGAGGCGGTACAGGGTGCGTTCAAGAAAGCGTGGGCCGGTAAGCGCATGCAGGGCGACAGTCCAGACAGTGCGACTTTGCGCGGCTTGTTTGGAGCCGAGGGCGAGGGCCTGCGTAACATTGATATGGGCCTGTTTGAAAAATCTAGCGCGGCGCAGGCGTATCGCACGATGGCCAAAAAATACGGCTCGGAAGCAGCCGCCTCTGCCGCCCTACGCGAAGCCGGCGTCCCCGGCATAAAATACACGGATCAGTTGAGCCGTGGACGCAGTCTGCCCGACCTTATGGCCGGGCGGACGGACAGAATTGACACGATTACCGATATTCGCAAGCGGCCGCCTTCCGATAGAAACAGTGCGCTGATTGCGGAGCAGCGTCGCCAAATTGCCGAGTACGACAAGCTGATCGTGGACTACAAGCCTCAGACCTCCAACTACGTCATGTTCGACGCCGAAGGCATCGAGATTTTGGATCAAGGACTTCTAGGCCCTAAGCCGCGAAAGTAAGGTAAAATATGGCAAAGCTCGACGACACTGAAATCCATCGCATCGTGCAACATGAGATAGACGATGCCGTCCTGTACCAGGACGAGGAACACACGGGATTCCGAGACACTGCAACGAATTACTACTACGGCGAGAAATTTGGCAATGAGGTAGAGGGGCAGAGCCAGATAGTCAGCCGCGACGTGGCCGACACGGTCGGCTTCATCATGCCGTCGCTGATGAAGATTTTCGCCAGTTCCAAGGACTTTGTCAGCTTCCAGCCTCGCCACCCCGAGGACGAAGACGCGGCCAAGCAGGCATCAGAATACGTTAACTGGATCGTCACAGATCAGAATCCCGGCTATAAAATAATC